TAAGCCCTGAATCAATGATGAAGCCTTGAGTTTCCAAGGACTTACGCAAGGGCCTGACCGAATTGCCCGGAATGGACAAAGTGGCCTCAATTTCATAATCGGTTACTCCACGCAATCCAGCCCGAACCAGCAGCTCATAAATCCTCAAGCGCAATGACCCAGTTTCAGGATATTTGCGCATCGCTGCATCTACTGATGTGCGTTTAGCGTTGCGTGCAATAATTATCGCGTTATCGCTGACTGATGGCGGCTTCACGCTTGCCCACGGCCTTTCCTAAGTCAAACCCGGCACGGTGGCCTTGATCTAAACCAATCTCCTTGCCGAGCAAGAATCCGGCAATCATTGGCAATCCAAGAACAATCACTGACCCAACAAAAATGCCAGCATCAGATAATGTTGAAATAAAATCAATCACTTTGAATCCTCGCTTTCCATTCTCCAAAAGGTTTGAATTGTCTTATCCATATCAAAACGATAATGACCGCCAAGGGGCTTATAGGCCTCAATCTTTCTATCGCGTACTAAACGGCGCAAGGTGCTTGGTGTAATTTCCAAGATGTGTGCCATCTCCGTTGTGCTCAAATACTCCGGTCCTAGGATGCTCATATTGTTTCCCAAGATCCAGCGTAATCAGTCAGAATGACAACCTCGCCCGTTCCAATATCAAATGCAGCTTCATGAGGTTCAGCAATGGATTTCAGGAATGCTGAAGCTAAGATGTAATCAGAATATGTATCAACCCAATGGGCATATCCCCAGGCAAATGAGATTTCAGTGTCATGAATAACCGGCTCAAAACGCATAACCTTCTTTTCCCAATCCTTGCCCCATTGCATTGAGGTTGTGGTTAGGTGCTCAAAATCATTTTTGGTTAGCTCTAAGGTTATTTTCATGACTGGCCCATTTTCTTAAACTGAGCATCAATCTCTTTGATTGTGTATTGCTCGCATGTATCGCACATGCAGTCAGCCGCAGCTTGAAACGCCTTAGATTGTTTGCTTAACTGGTCACTAATTTCAATGTATAAATCTGCCATTCTTGACATGTGAGGCCCTTCGTCTATATCGCCGTGTTGCGATAAACCAAATATAGACGATATGTACGAGATGTACAACATCAACACCGTTCGGCGTGTCTAACGCTCCAAAAGGATGGTGTAAATATGGTCAAGGCGTGCTTCCAGCCTGTTGACCTGCTCTTTTAAGCTATGCCCGTTCGCCTTGGGGCCTATTTCGGACATTATCGACCGGACAATAAACCGGACTGCCGCATAAAGCCCGGACAGGATGGCCATCACGCCTACAATAACGGCCACCCATGCCTGGGCCTCCATCTTACTTCTTGCCCAAATTGATTGATGAATCCTTAGGGTCAACCGCACGCAAGATAGGCCCAATAAAGCCGGCCAGTAGTGCATTTAGCAGAATCTTAGGATCAGAAATCCCGGATAGGTAAAGGGCTGCGACTGATGCAAGTGAAGCTCGCAAATACGACAAGGCCGCCGTTTTCAATTGCGCGCTCAATTTGAATCCGCCCATGTAATAACATTGAAAGTAAATGAAGGTGTTGTGCCTTCTATTACATAAACCACTCTTAACGAATCTGCAAACGGTGTTGTTAAGCGTATTACTTCCCTTGTGACTCCACTTGCAGTGGCAAAAGTTGCAATCGTGTTGTAATTAGTACCGTCCACGGTATCTTGCACCGCAACGCTCAGTGAAGGCAAAGTGCCACTTGCTGCCGTCACATTCAATTGCAAAATTAATTGCTTTGCAGCCGCAAAACCTATCACCGTTGTTCCGGCAGCAGTAGTTGTGCGTGCCCCTGAAGCCAAAAGTGTCACAAGACTTGCAGGGATGTTAGCTTGTTGTATATCACTCATTTCTTGTCTCCTTGTATTTTCTTAATCAATGCTTCCACCTTGGCTGCACTAATAGCGATTTCAAAATGCATTTCATCCTTGCGACTGCGGTAATCACCGCCCCAAATACATCCCCATTTTTTTGCCAAGGCCCTTATCATTGGTACTTTTTCTAAAGGAAATGTGCCCACTGCACCCAAAGGATGCTTTGAGGCATTTAGATCTAAAGCCGTTCCGGAGGAGTGATTGCTTAACTTGGCAGTTTGACCACGGATTGGCCGGTAACAATATCCCCAATCGTCAAGTGAACCCACATCAAGCGGCTCAATCAGCTCATGGAATTCAGCAGCTAAGCCAATGAGCAAGGGTGCGACCGCTTCGGCGCACCGCAATTTAATTGCCGTGCCAGGTACTGAATAGGACTTTATTCCTAACTCAGCCTGATTCTTTGATGCTGGCCAACCGTTTGCACTTGTCTCCACTTAAAGCCCAAGTGCCTTCAAATCATCAGCAGTCAAACCAAGTGCTTCAAGTTTTGCCTGTACTGCGGCTTTGTCGACTTCGGCTTTTGCTTCGGCTTCTCTACGCTTTGCGCCTTCAATTTGTGCAGCCTCAACTTCTGCTAGTTGTGCAGGTGTGTAATCATTAAAGGTTTCCTCACCTGTAATTGCATCAACGATTTTTTCTTTATATGTTGTCATTATGCTGCTCCGTAGATGTAGATATTGCCTGTGTCAAAGTTGCCCGAATTGGAAAGCAAACTAACGGATGAAATAACTGAAGTGCCTGTATAAACTGCATTCGTTGCATAATCGCGCTCACTCGTTGTTCCCGCATAAGCGGTATTAACCACGCAAGTTTTAATTCCTGCCGCATTAGCACCTGAGACAAGTATTCTCGCCCCGCCATAATCACCAGCAGATGAACCTGGCTCTCCAAGTGGTATTGAAGTTACTGAATTAAAATCTTGATAAACACGATAAGCATTGCCAGAGTTTTGGTCTACCATAATTCCAACGCTTGAATATTTAGATGTTGAATCTGAGTTGAATCGCAAGGTATATGCTGGATAAGTTGCATTTGTCGAAACATTATCAACAATAATCATAAGTTGGTTATAGCCTGAAAGGCTTGAGACTGTAATCGTTGCTGCTCCAGTTAATGCTGTGGTAGAAAGCAGACTAAAGTTTTGAGCAGAACCACCTGCTGCTGCTGCCCACTTGATGCCTGTGCTTTGTGTTGAGTCAGCAGTTAAAACATGGCCGTTTGTGCCTACTGCAAGGCGGGCTGGTGTGTTGTCTGCGGTTGCGCTGATTAAGTCGCCCTTAGCATCAACAATGCTATTTTGGATCGCGTTGCTATCGTCAAAGCCAACCCACGCCGCACCTGAGTAAGTGAGCACGGCATCGGTGTCTTTGAGGTAGCAGCACTGCCCTTCTTGCGGTGAAGTTATAGCCGCATCCCGCGCTGCTGCTGAGGCAAAAACCAGCACGCCTTGCATAAGGTAGCCGTTAGTATCTGCCGCCGTAAGTACCTCACCAGTGGTAAAGGTCTTAAAGCCTAATCCTGCTGCCATTTCTCCTCCTTAGTAACTCAAAACACTCTCGTCAAGAATACCTGACAAAGTGCTATTCAGAATGAAACCATCAATTATGGGTTCAAGTGTCGTCATTTTTACTCGCCAAGAATTCGGCGTTATTTCCATGTGCTTGCCAAAGACTTGAAGGGTCTTGGTTAGTGTTGTGCCGCCTGGTTGATTAGTTGTGATTGTCACCGGGTCAAAGTAATCAAGGTCCAGGGCTGCAATTATCCCTGCATCATAATTGGCCGTGTATAGATCCAATTGAATTTCATCGCATCTCACGGTTGTTTCAGCTCTTGAAGCAACATAAGCTTGGGCGTAATTAAGGGCTTCGGCCGTGGTCTGCATCAATAGATTTTGCTGGTTGTAAGAGTGCAAGAAATACTTGGCAATACTTGCTGCATTGGAAGCGGTCTGAGTGGCCAAGCCTGTTGCAGTAATGTTTGCCTCATTATAAACAAGGGTGTCATTTGTTACCCACATAGCATTGAAATAATCAATAGGTGTGCCATCATCATTAAACACAACCGGTGTTGCTGCAACACTTGATGCCGTCAAATTTCTATCTTGGAAAACAAAACTGCCCGCCGCATCAACATAGAATGCACCGAATTCAGTCGTCTCAATTGTTTGACAAGCTTGGAGCGCGGTGCGGGCCGTGCCGGGATCTGCTTGAACCGTGGTGAGGCCAGGGTCAACATCCCGCATTGTTAACGGCCAACCGATTTGGTCGAGAATGTTATTGATACGGGCCCCGGTTAACTGACCCGCGCTTGTTCCTGCAACGGTCGAAATCTGAGCATTTTGAACCAATCGCATGGCATCAACGGCCTGGATTGTTGTGTAAACGACATCCCCAACGGCAGATTGTGGAGTTGTCGTAGTGTAAGAAGTTATGAAACCACTAAAGACGGGATAAGTGACACCAAGAAATGTGGCAGTGATTTGCACTTTTCTCATTGGAGTGAGGAGGTTGTAATAAGGCCCGGCCGCATTCATAGGGTTGAAGTCGCCGTTTTGGTCAACAATGCGCAATGAGAGTGTGCCAGTTTGAAATTGGTCAGCCTGAGCATTTCTGCCGCGCCTGGTGCTGATTGAATCAACCACATTGGAGACATCCACAATGACTGAAGCTGCATCGGCCAAAATGTTAGTGCCAAGAATGCCTTGATCTAAAATAAAGGCCTGGGCAAAACTTGGGCCGGTGCTGAAATTGATGTAGCAATTAATGACTGGCATTGTCATGCTGGCAACGCCCCTGCATAAGTGGTCAAATATCCACGGCGGGCAATCTCGTTAAGCGCATTTTGCACTGCATCCACAATAACATTTTCATCAGCCATTGATGGGCCAGTATTGACCGTCACTGAAATGGCAGCCTTGGCATCAACATTGCGGTCTTTGGCTTGGGTTGGGTTGTAATCAATTCCAGGGATAAGCGCGGGAGTGCCATCAGATTGAATTGGAATATTTGTTGGAATATTGGTCAAAAAGTTTTGGTCATAATTTCTATCCATGTTTTGGGTTGGATTGAATGTAACCCCAGGAATACCCGTGCCGTATTTCATAAGGGCAATGGAAGCCAATCCGGCTGAATCTGCAAGGGATTTTAACGCAGTTGCAGCTTCTAATTCTTGCTTCAATTTTTCGGCCTGAGCCTTGACCAAGGCATCATTGGCGGCTTGGGCACTCTTACCAGTCTCATCAAGAATGGCAATCTGAGCGCGGATGCGTGCCTTTGTCTCCTCATCAGTAGCTTGATTCAATGCCACATTTAGCCCAATGCGCTCCAAGTCAAACTTCTTCTTGAGCTCGTCTAAAGCGGCCTGATCCTTCTTCATTTGCGCTTCTTCTTTTGTAGCCTTGTTCTTGGCTGCAAGCATTGCTAATTCTTCTCTTTTTTGTGCTGCTAGTTTTTTATTGTAAGCAACCGCAGCAGCGCGTTCACCAGGGCTTTGTTGTGCTGCACCGTAGTTAGTTGCGGGCTTGTTCATCGGGATTAAGCCATATTTCAAATCAACTCCGGCAAAAAGTGACTTCATGCGTGAAGGTGAAATAAGAGTTGCTATGCCTTGGGCAAGCAAATCAATCTTGTCAATTGCCTTGTCAAGATTGCCATCTCCGGCAATTGTGGCAAATGCATCAACTAATGCTCCGCCAATAGTCTCTGAAGCATTAGCGGCAGCAACCTCAAGCTTGTCTAATTTACCTGCATAGGTGTTTGCCGCAACGGCAGCTTGACCCTTGCTAATTTCCGTTATCTTTTCCAGGATTTCTTCAAATGACATACCAGCCAATTGAGCCTTGGTTAAACCTAAGCTATATTTTTGCAGCCCTTTAGTGTTTCCCGCATATGCACGGCCAAGGTCGCTGGCAACTGAAACAACGCTTTCCCCACTTTGTGCACTGAGGTCAAGGGCAGTTTTTAACAAATCTTGTGACTTAGTCAAATCTCCAGTGGTGGTCAATAACTTTTGATAGGCCGGCCTTAAAAAATCATCAAGCACACCATATTGCTTTTCTAAGTCGCCTATAAAGGTTTTGACTGAGGGGTCAGCAAATGCCAAGCCCAAATTGGTAAGCGTGCGAGATAACACCCTGGCAGCTTTATCATCTTCCATAAACGCATTAACGGCCGCTTTGCCGTAGGCATAGAATTTTTGAGCTGCAAAAACTGATCCTAGACTTTTGCCTAAATTCTTTACGGTTTTATCGAACCCACTAATATGCTTTTTGGCTTTGTCTAATCCCTTAGGGTCATAGCGTGTTGTGGCAGTGACTAATAAATTTGGCATTATGAGGCCAACTTATAGCCGGATTGAGTACCAGCACCACCGGTGTCATTAAACACTTTGACGGCTTTATCAATGGCAGTGGTTACGGCTAAGGTGGCCTTGCCTTGATCTTGCTCCCATGCCTTAAATATCAAACGGCCTCGGTCAAATCCTTTTCCGTAAAGTGAACCCATCGCGCCAATAAATAATTTACCCGCATCAGGATTGTTTGACCGGCTGACATTGTCTCCCCTGCCCTTTGGCCCGACCCAAGTTTGACCATCAGCTCCGGATTTGCGGCCGGCTGTTTCGTAAATTGCTCCGGCTGCTGAATTGTTGCGCACATAATACTGAGCTCGGTAGCCCTGACGGTTTTGAATACTTTTGCCTTGGCGATAGACAATGCCGGCCTTGACTTCAGCAGTGTCAAAAAGAGGAAATTTGCGCACGCGCCCGCTTGTGTTAAATACGGCTTGGCTCTGTACCTTGCCGCGCTTTTCCCAGCCTGAAAGATATGTTGGAAACCCCTGGGGCACATCACCACGCGCTTTATCACGAATCGTTAACATTGCAGCTTTGATTTCTATATTCATTTGCTTAGTTAAGTCTCTATCAAATTTGCGCATTGCCTTCAAAGTAGGTTCAACGCCTGTGATGTTTAGTGGCACGGGCCCTCTCCTTCGCTCTGTCGTTTAGTACTTGAAGCACGGCTTTGAACATTCTTTCATCAAGATCTAAAACTTCGTTAGGGCTTATCTTGAGCTCCACCGCTAGTGAGGCCACTAGATAGGTGAAACTTGCCCGTTCTATTTTTTTACTGGTTCATCATCCATAACTTCGACTGAAATTAGGGTTGCTAGGAATTCCTCGCCAAATGGTGGCAGCACCTCAATGCGAGAAAGCGCGTTGTGACATAACCAGTAAATATCACTCTGTTTTTCTTCGTCACGAAATTGCTTATGAATTCCCTTGCCTGTGAACTTTTCAAACGCATATTCAACCAAAGGGGTGATTGGAACAATCACATCCCCTGAGGCCCTGGTGATTTTCAAGCGTGCCATTTTTTGCTCCTTAGAATGCCACTGATGGTGACACAGTGACTGTTGTATTTACTGTGAATGAGATGCTAGATGCAGCTTCATCACCAACGCCGCCTGTACCCACTGGGGTTAGGTTGTTGACAAAGATTGAGAACTGGTATGTTGGATTCTCCGCGCTTACTGCGGTTCCCTTCACTGTAATCATTGAAACTGCTAATGTCTTAGCAAATGACGCATTCAAGGTCGCCATGACTGCTGATGCTGCCCAGTCATTAAAAAAGTCAATTTGTAGCGTTGCAGATTGCAATCCACCCACTACCTTGTGTGCAAGATCGCCCATTGTTGTGACCTCAAGCTCATCCACAATCTGCGTAAGCGTAACGGCGCTTACATAACTTGAGATGTCAATTGAAGGAACTGTTGGCGCGGCTGCGGTTGCGAGTTTCACGCCAACATTGTTATTTAGATAGATAGCCATTTATTTTTCCTCGGTTTCTGTTGTCGTTGGCTTCGCAGCCTTTGTATCTTTGATCTGACCGACTTTGACAAGCCAAGCCAAATTATCTGCGTTTGTGTCGCTCATTTTATCTCCTATGACCAAGTGGTAAGAACTGTAATACTGAAATCCGATGTGAGCATGGGCCCACTCGGTGCATCCAACACGGAAGGAGCTGATGCACCGGTGATGTTGAATACTAAATTTGATGAAGCCAGTTTGTTAAACACGGCCACAATCGTGCTTTCAATGCCGTTCAAATTTCCCTGGTTATCTAGATAAGGCACGGTCATGATAATTTTGAAGTTTGCCATGCATGAGATTGAGGCCTGTGAGTTATTTGACGGAACTAAATAAGGGTCACTGGGCGCAACTATCACTGAGTTGGCAAGAATTACTGGGGGCGGGAAACTGAAGGTTGACCACACACCGGCATTGGCTAAAGCCGTTGCTATCGTTGTGCGAAGTGTTGTCAGTGCTACTGGTGGCATCTTTCATCCAACCATTGCGCCTGGGCTCAGGTACGGCGCAAGCAAGCCGCGAATTGATGCCATTAATGTGTTTGACATTCTGAATGGGCTAGGGGCATACCCATCAACGCCCATTCCGCCGTTCTGTGTAGCTTGTCGGGATTGCCAAATGTTTGTTGCCAAAATCATTGAAGCTGAACGAATTGCTGCGGTGTTGGCATAAGAGGCAGTTTTATCATCAGGGCCAGTCATCGTTCCATAAGGTAAAACAAGGTGTATCAATTCATCGTTTCCATTGCTTGCATATTGAATGTATTGGTAGCCAAGCGGGAACACCCAGCGGCTTGGAAGATAAGGCGCACTCACTGAGGTGGGATAAGGGCTTGTGCTTGTAATTGTTTTTGTGCCATTGAACCCGGCACCGCAACCACTAATCACAACTGATTGACCGACTACAAATTGACCAGGGTTTGCAATGATTGCCGTTGCCACATTTGCTGAACGCCCAGTTGCAACAATTGGTGCAGTGTTAAACCAAAGAAATGAATTAATGAGATCTTCAGCAGTCTGACAACATTCTTCAACTGTGGCGTTTGAATACAAAGTGCCAATTCCCAACGAGTCTCTCAACTCTTGCATTGTCGTGTATGTCGCGGCCATCATCATTCCTTTCTTTGATAAGGCTTACAGGGCCAGGGCCTCCTAGCCCTGTAAGCGGCTTAGGGTTTTATCAGGTTAGGTTATAGCGTTGCAGACCACCGGAAACAAGTGTCTTTGTTGCAAAATAACCATAGAGCATTGTGGAAATTTCACCAGTCGCAACAACATTGACGGAAAGTGTCAATTTTGGTGACTCGTAAATTGCAATGCTCATTGGGTTAACAATGAACGCTGCATCATCAATTGTGGTTGAAACCATGTTTTGGTCAACCCATAGATCTAAGCCCATCATGTCGCCGCGCAATCCGCGTGGTGTTGATTGGCCATTAGCGTTCATTGGTGAAGCTGCATTGAAAATGCTGCGACCAGTTGTGTCTAGGCTTCCGATTAGGAGTGACCATACTGATGTTCCAGCGATAAATGCAGTTGCAGTTTCTCCGCTTGCTGCATAAACGGCTGGTGCAGCTTGTGCAACATATGCCTGAAGTCCAGCAATTGTTGCGGCTTGTGCAGTTGACTGCGTTCCGCCTGAAACGATTTCTGCAATTACTGCTGCATCAGATGCCTTAGCGTAAGCTCTTAAACAATTCTCATACATCGCGGAATAAAAGCTTGGATCTGATCTGTCAAGCAACTCTGTTGAATAAATCTGAGTGCCCGCTAGTTTTACCACGGTAGCATTTACATAGCTAGAGACAATCTGAGTTGCAGCAGTTGATGCGCCTTCAGCAACTGTTCCGATTGTCGCATTCGTTGTAATTTTTGGATGTGAAATTGTCATGCCTGAAGGAGCCAGGGCGCGTGCTCCACCTAGTGCATCAATTGTTGGGCGTGACATAACTGATGTGTCAATAACGCTTGAAACATATTGTGTCGGAGAAAATGCCGGATTAGTCGTAAAACTATCGTTAGCTGCTTCAATTTTTCTAGCTTGTGCATCTGCTGCACGGATATAATCGCGTGAAGTATCATCACCCATTTTGGCTTTGATTGCGTGCTCAAGATATTGCGCTTGTGTCTTAATTGGTGAGCGAACTTCGCCAACAATATAAGATGCTGAAACAACTGGGCGTGAGGCATCCACAACGGGAGCCTCTGCCGCAGTTTCTGGGGCTGTATTATCTGGGGCTGTCGTCATGACATCCTCACTCTCTGTCTCGGTTTCGATTTCCACGATTGTCGTGTTGATCGTAGTTGTTTTCGTACTGGTAGAACTTGCCGCTTCAATTTCGGCTTGGCTTGCGGCAACGCTGGTGACAATCGCATTTTCAAATGCGGGCGATTCAACAAGGCTTACTTCAATGAGCCTTGCGCTTGTTACTAAAAGATGTGTTTCTGTTGGCAGTGATGCAATCACTTCAACACCGACTGACAAACCTGAAACCAAATCTTCAGCCGCAAGAGTCAAATAATCTGTGCCCTTGCTGCTGCTAGATATTTTGAAGGAACCGTAAACGAATTCGCCTTCATTGCTAAAAGATTGAGCACGGCCGATCGGATTATTTGGCTCATGTTGCGCAAGCAACTTAATACGGCCAGGTGACGGAATTTGGATTGATCCGTGCTCAAAAACAACGGCTCCAACGGAAGTGTGGCCAATTGCCCCATACTCCATGATTTTGCCTGAGATAACCCGGCGTTCAGTATCAGCCGCCTGGATTGGCGTGCTAAAAGTCAGCTTCATGATGCATCTCCATTCGGTGATAAGTTTTCCATTGCTTTTGCTTGATCTAAAGTAATCAATTCAAGTGTGAGCATTTTTTCAATGACTGCAAGGCGTGCACTTGCATCAGCGCGCAAAAATGTTTCATCAGAATTAAAGCGCACAACATTTTGTGAACTGGTAATGTCATTCATGCTTAGTCTGTCCTCTATTGCACATACATAAGGAGCCAGGGTGTATGCATAAAATTCTTTCCGGGCATCAAGAACATTTTGATATGTCATGCTTTTATTTGCATCGCTTGAAGCCATGTACGCCGGAACATTCATCAAACGACAAATTTCGGTTGAGAAATCTTGTTTTGCTTCTGCGTACATCATGTCTTTAGGTGAGAATGAGGTTGTTTGATAATCCAAAGTGCTAGTCAGAAATGCAGTACCACGCGAATTTCTAGCTTGTTTCCAACTTGCAAGAATTCCTTGCACTTGCGCTTCAGGAAGATCCGCACCTGTATTTTTTAAGAAACCTGATGGGATGGGAGTTTGTGCAGCTATTGCAGCCGCTTTTTCGAGATCCAAAGCTGCGCGGATAGTGCGGCCTCCGGTTGCGAGAATTCCAGGTTGAAGTGACTGGAATGTAATTAAACTTCCAATTCCATTTTGTGGGCGCACTTCATTGTCAACTGTATAATATTCAACCTCAGTGTTACGCGCATTGAGTTTTGGTGTGACTCTTTCATTTGCAACCCAGGCGAAACGCGCCGGCCTTCCATCATCAGAATAAGTTGCGGTGCATTCCCAATATGCAATTTGATAGAAAAGGAGCGATTGAACCGTATAGGCAATCGTAACTGAACGCGGTTGTCTGATGTCAGGTTGTTCCAACCACACTGGCAAACCTAATTTTTCTCCGGTTGTTTTGTTATACAACTCAAGCGGAATTCCTGCAATGGTTCCGCAGATTAATTGCCTACACTTTGAAACGGTTGGCACTTGCATTGCAGAATTTAGATCAATGCCGGCGTAGTCAAAGCCCATGCCATAATCACTCCACGCGCCAACGCCGTAGCCTTGATTCATTACCGCCGGGTTGTATTGACTTTTTAGCGTGTCTGAATCATCTTTGACTAAACGCAGTGCTGACAAAATACCCATAGGCGGATAATAGCCCCATAACACACTAAACGGACATTCAACTCATTTGGGATTTTGGGCGTGTCTAACCGGCAACAATCATTGGGGTTGAAACTGGTTCCTGCATTTTGTGAACAATCATCGCCAGGGAGATTGGAGCTGAGACATCTCCGGCACTGGCCCTTCTCACGATTCGCCAACCACTGTCATTGGTCTTAGCTGCACATGCATTCATTTGTAGGTCAAACGATTCTTGCCCCATGTGAACAATGCGATTGTTAACAATAGAATCAAGCAAATCCCCTGAAGCCTGGTAAAACGCGGTTCCCGACACATCAACCATTCTGCAACCACTTGCTGCCAATCTTGCCGCAATACTGGCCGTTGAGTAATGGTCAAACATAATCATGCGCGGGAAATACTTATCAACCCACTTGGTTTTGATGTCGGCCGCAATTTGCAGCTCATCCACTGCCGTGTCAGAACGCCATTGATCCATGATGCCAACGCCAATTTTGCCGTTCGGGAGATATTGACCAGCAACCAAGGTTGCGGTGCGTTTTGATATGGCCACATCAAAGGCCATAAATGTGTCAGGCCCAATTGGTAACGAAAGGTTACTATCGGCGCAAGCCTCCCATGATCCGATTGGCCAAGGGCTGGAAAGTGACGACACCCACATGCACATGTGCTCAGGCAAAAATTTCTCCATGGGCATTACTGACAAAGCTTCTTCAAGGCCCGATTCCGTGATTGTTATGCCAAGGCTTGGATTTGAAGCGGCCCAGGCTGAACGGTCAGTGGGTTTTGCGTGTTGCGGTGCTGAGTATTCATACCAGCCTAAAGTCGGTGATGGATATGAAAGGGCCTTATCGCGTAGGTCATTAAGCACATGGCTAAATGCATCGCCGGCGTTGCTGCACACATATGTCTGAGCCTTGTCACCCATTGCAATGGTGATTGGCTTAGCTGCTGCCCAAGCTTCTTCACTGATGTAACGCAGCTCATCAACAAATAGCAGATTGGCGGATTTGCCGCGTGCGCCGTCACTGGTTCCGGCCACGATTTCATAACGCGCTCCATTAAGTAGATCTAAGTGCTCTTTGCCATTACCACGGTAGCCAACCTCACCACGATTTAGCTTGACTTGGCTTCTCAAGAATTCATTGGCCTCAATGATTGAACAAACCTTGCGGAATGTATCCTCGGCCATGCCTCGCTTAGACGACATTGCCACAACCGACTTCTCCTCAAGCACGAACAAGCCAAAAAGGATGCGTAAGGCAATAAGCATAGTTTTGCCATTTTGACGGCTTAGAATCACCGCAACGGTTTTGCGCTTAAACGCACCAGTTTCATCCACGGTTAGAAAGTCATTGGCAATAAATTTCTGCCAGGGAAATAATGGATACCCACATTTTTCCGCAAACTCTGCAAATTCTTCGCCCCTGGATTTTCCCTTTAACGGAATGCTCATGATCCGTGGTTTTACTGCTCCCACTAGCTTCTTTTTCTTTACCCCCACCTTGGCGGGTTTTGCATTGTCTGTGACTAATTCCATGATGGCCTTGCCTGACCTTCAAAGGGCCCTACAAGGCTCGAACCGGCTCGAACCGGAGAGAGAAGGTCGGGAGAGACAGTGGGGGCAGAAGTTGAGCCTAAAAAAAAGGCCATTGACTTCTTGCCTTTACGCAGGTTGCAATCGCGGCAGCTTGTCAAAAGGTTATCAAGCTCGTCTCCACCGCCGTGAACCTTTGGAACCACATGATCCACCTGGTTGGCATTTTCAGCACCACAGTATTGACACACTTGCCCATCCCTTGCCAATACTTTGAGCCGTTGCTTCTTAAACTCTGAAGTGTTGTTCTTATGTCTTAATGCCATTTGTGTAATCTCCAATGTTCTAAGGCCAGTGTCATGGATCCGTACCTATTGTAAGCATATGCAATACACCAATGCACCTGTTGCTTGTAATTAGCCTTGGCCATGTATTTACTACGCCCTTGACACAACCCATGATGTGAGCCATTGACGGCTTTTATGTTCCAATTGCTTTCTTTTTGCCATAAGACTAAAGCTGATGAGAACTCTAAAGGTGTAAGCAATGATCCGGCATATGACTGAATTGTTTTTATATCTGTTGCACTTGCTCCAGGGCTGCCAAGCAATAGACATAGCCCTGCCAATAGATGCACAACACACCGCCGGGCTATCCCTAAAGGGCCCTGCCGTGCGCTATGCATCGTATATCTTGAGTCAAGCATCAGCGTGAATCTTGGGCGTTTCCCACAGTTATTGAGGCCTGTGGATAACCCCTGTGGATAACTAATGCGTAAGCAACCAAATCATTGCAAGGCCAAGAACGCATTGAACAATGACAAGAATGCGAATCAACTTAGCTTTGGTCATAACTGGGCCTCCAATAGACACACTCCCATGTTGCCACACCGGGTGCATTGCAATACTTTCACATGATCCGGCAAGTTGTCAGTAATGATGCGCTCAATTTGCTTAGTTATTTTCTTACATTTACGGCACTCAAATTCAAGGCTCATTTGCACTCCCAACAGGCCCAACGCCTGTCAATGCGTGGGTCATAACGCCATCGCCCCGTTGCCAACTCCCTACGCTCACCGCATATTGAGCACACCTCACTTGGAATGATGGCTGCCCATCCCATTATTTAACCGCAGCAATCTTGGGAACCCATTTGCCTTCAGCATTCAAAGTAAACCAATTTGGTTCGCATTGCTCCTTGACAACATATGAGGTGCACCGCATTCCATAGTAGGGACGGCCATTTTTCTCACCTTCTAGCACTGTTCTATCGCCATGTTTGCAATGCCAAGCATCATAAGTTTCAGCAATTGCCGCGGGCGTTGCCCATGGATCATATTGTTCTTGCTGCGTTTCTTTTATCTTTGTGACCGTTGCCTTGGGTACTTCTTGGCGTGCCTTAATTTCATCAGCACTCGCAATCTTCTTTGAAGCTAATCCCACTGCAATGGCGCATCGGCCCCAGGCACTTGTCTCAGCATTCATCAGCTCACTGCCCTTTGTGTATGGGGTGCGCCCTGGTACTTCTTCCCAAGCACATGCAATAGCAGGGCATGGATCAAACGGGTCACGATAGAACGCGGCAGTGTATGCAATATAAGTAAGCCCACCAATCTCGACTACCTTAAAAGGCTCATTTGGGTTTGCTGGTCTAAACACGCCTTCAGGAAATATCTCCTTTATTTTGCGCATTCTTTCTGCCACATCCACATAATCATCCATGTTGAAACTCATAACATCATCCCTTCATCCACTGCACGCCAAATGGTGCATTCATTGCCGTTTTGGTTTTTTCTAGTAAGCCCTGAATCAATGATGAAGCCTTGAGTTTCCAAGGACTTACGCAAGGGCCTGACCGAATTGCCCGGAATGGACAAAGTGGCCTCAATTTCATAATCGGTTACTCCACGCAATCCAGCCCGAAC